ACTGTCGGTTATGATCTCGTGTACGCCAGCGTGTCTCAGGTTGGCCGCGAGTGTGCGGAGTTGCGCAAGGGGCAGCGTGTAGTAATTCGGCTCGCTCATTTGGTCTCGAACTTGGCGCATTCATATACTGGCGTGACTAGATCGTGAGCTTGGCATAGCGCGAACAGGAGATTGGCGATGCGACAATTGCCTTCCCTGTCTTGCGGCTTGAAGTGCCCGCAGGAGAAGCACAGACAATGCGAGCGGTGCTGCCCCTTAAGCTCGGAGATTACGGACACTTCTACCCCGTGATGCACATATTTTTCTGTCTTCACTTCGCCTCCGTGCGGAGTTGCGCGAGCGTGTAGTAATTCGGCTCGCTCATGCTCTGTTATAACAACCGTTGTTATATTCCAATGCTCTGCTATGCCGGATCATTTGTGGTGGAACAACATCTCCAGAAATCCCCATATCGCCATGAAGGCAGCCGCAATCCCTGCCGCCCAACCTCTAGCGTGTGTGCGTGTATCCTCTAACGACCTCACGCGCTGCTTGAGGCCGGGATTATCCTCTGTGCCTGTGCCGAGAAGTTCGTCGTGGATTACGCCAACCCTTTCATCCAGCCTAATCAAAAGCTCTCTGTCGCTAGGTTCTGTCATCATGTGCTATATTCGCTTCGCAGGACTGATGCGAGCGAATGCTCGATAGGTTCTGCTTAGTTTTGCAGGCGCGTGTAGCCGACATAAGAGGGGCGGATGCGGTTTCGGCAAACCGATTAAACCGGTAAATCCGCCCTTCCGCCATCATATCTGCTCATAGAAGTGAAACGCTCCCACATCTACCGTGTGTCTCATCTTGTACGCCCATAGCGGGGGCTCATTCTGCGAAAAGTAGTGCGTTGCATTTTGCGTCGGATCTGCGCCCTCTCCCGCGTGGATCTCCGTCGCTATCGCCATGCACATTTGCCAGGAAGCCTCATAAGCCTCCGGCCACTTAACAAGATTGGCGTCGCCGGGAGCGGCAAGCGATGAATACTGAAACGGTTTCGATAGCACCGCGGCCCAGCCATCGCCAAACCAGCCGCCCTTCGTTACGCGATTGCGAATCGACCAACCTACCGCCCTTTGTGCATCGACAGACTCTCCGCGAGCCTCGCGCCAAAGCGTCAGAGCCAATAGCGCTACTTCCCAATCAGGCTGGATCAATTTACCGTCGCCACCGGCCCGGTAGTGGAAGCGCTAGGAGGCGCTGGCCCCGTGGCCTCGATGCGGTACACGTTATAGATTGCCCCCGGCGTAAGTGAGGCTACCCAATTAAGCGTGACCGTGTGCGCCTTCCCATCGTTCGGTATATCTGCGGGATTGCTCACAAGTGGCATGGATTCACCAATGACGGGACCGCCTAACGCATTGAGGCCGCACGGTCCTGCCGTCGCTGGCGCCACAGGCTGTGCGCAAAACGACGTGATCTGATATTCGTAGACCGCACCATCGGTTACGGAGGTATCGATCTGCGAGAGGCCGTTGGTGGAGGCGAGCTTGGTATAGCCTGCACCCGCTTGCGCGTGCGCGAGAAACGGCAGCGCGAGGATCAGCGGCAACAGCGTAAATGCTCGTTTCATAGCGTTGGACTCCCCACTGCCGGAACGGGCAGTTGCACTCTCGGGCATGTTCCTGTTTGCGGCAGTTGAAAGCAGCCAATTCCAGCGCCCGAAGGGGCAGTCGCGCCGCGCCACAGTAGCCCTAAATATGTCCAGCGATAATTTTGAGTCCAAGTCTTCCCCACCGCCCCTTCGCCTATGTTTAGAGGCTCAAGATTGCTGGAATTAAAGAGCGTATCGAACTCCTGTTGGTACTTTTGCTGTCCCGTTATCGAGAAGCACCACGCAAATACTGGAGCGATTAAGTTATTCAAATCTTCAAGGGCGCTTCCACCGGCGCCGAAGGCAGGAACACTTTTCCATCCTGCGCTTTTGGTACTTGCCCAAGTGTCATGCTCATAAGGAAAACCTCCAGCGGCTCCGTTCCACGGGACGAACCAGGTACTCCAGAGATGATCCGCCATACCACAGACTGCCTGAGGAACGCGCACATCGCCGTTGCCAGTGTTCGGATCGGCGTAAAACTCGATAGCCGCCTGCCCCAAGAGTCCGTGCATGAACGTCTCATTTAGAATGGTCGTATCTTCGTTGACGTACTGATCAATGTTGCCGAGAACATAAGCCGCCATCGTCTTTACTTTGGCGAGCGTGGTAGCCCCTCCGTTGTCGTAGTCGAGCCGCTTGGCGCTCAGCATGAATGCTGATTCACGGGCGTAATCGGCACTAGCGTATGGGGTGCTGTTAGATATCATTGAACCGCCGCAGCATGCAGGGAGTGCGGCTACACCATTGCAAGAAAGAGGAATTCCATACTGCTTACATTCATAATACTGGCCATGTGGGTGAACAAAGATCGCAAAACTCTGCCAGTTCGTGTCGCTTCCAATCACATTGACTTCTGTGTTCTGATAATTCTGACTACAAACTCTGGCATCTTGAGCCCACGGGATAGATTGACCGTTCCAGATTCCCCCTTGGTAGAAGGCCCAAGCACCGTCATAGAAACCAACATTAGTAAAACCCATCGAGCAAATGCCTTGCGATCCACCCGGAGTCGCCCAATCTAGATTTCCAATGGACTGATTACTTGTCCACGTCGATAAAGAAGGGATTGCTGGATAGCTTGAGGGGCTCCCGAACGTAAACGAAGGCGCAGCCACATTTAGCGTCCAGTTGAAGGTGTGAATGGTCGGCGTCGCTCCAACCGTCACGGTCAACGTAAGGGTCGAACTTCCCACGGGGGTTGTGCCGCCCACGTTGGTCAGAATCTCGAATTGCTCGTTGTTGACGATGCTCACGCCCCCGACGAGCGTGAACGTGTCGTTGGTCGTGGTCGTGGTGCTGACAGTGCCGCAAGCGCAGCCGTCATCCTGCTGGTCGGGCCAATGGACCTGCGAGTTAGTAGGCAGTCCCGTGACCTGGAAGACGACATTGTGCCCCGTGATGTCCGTGACTCCAACAAGGGGCCACGGGTGAATCGCCACATAAAGCGGGAATCCCTGAATAATGTTGTGGGCACCATACATCTGCAAGCTAAAGTCTGCCGTTCCGGCATTCGATGCTACGGCTGTCGTGAAAAAGGATGAGCCACATCCGGGATTGCCAGCACATGAAGGCTCATTGAATGAAAACAAATAATCCTGCGGGGAGCCCGCGCTGATCCCTCGACCTATAAAGTAAACATAATATTTAGCGTTTTCTGCCAACCCAGAGAGGCTAACCGAATGGGATGTGACACCAGTTAAATCGGTTTCTGTAGTACAGAAACTCGCAGGCCCAGACGATCCCGGAACTCCCTTCGGGAACGTGTTATCCATACTGCCGCAGAGCTGCGTTGTCGTAGCCACGCTTGTAGTCCAAGTACATGTCGCCGTACTCACTCCGGGACTGCCGCAGGTCTGCGCGGAGTAGGTAGCCGGGCTGCTCGTATTCACCGGAACCGTCACGCTCTGGCTTGCCGTATTCGAGTTCGCGTCCGTGACCTGCAGCGTGAACACGAAATCTCCTGCTACGGTAGGCGTTCCCTTGATGCGGCATCCGCCGGCAGGCGTCGAAGTGGGCGTCACTTCATCGAGTGTCATGCTGGTTGGAATCGCCCCGCTCGTGACCGCGCACGAAAACGGCGGCGTGCCGGTCAGGATGTTGAGAACGATTCCGCCCGTCCCTGTGTAGGAACTCGCTCCCGGCGTGGGGTTGTAGTCCGTTCCCTGCGTCGGCGGCTCAAACAGGGGCACGCCGACCGTAACCTGAGAACGCCCAGGTAGCACAAATATGAAAATAATCGCCGCAATCCAGAAGATTTCGACGGCGAGCCAGGATAGCGTTCTCACGGTCGCGCCAGCCCCGTAATGGTTCCCGCGGCGCGGTTAAAATTAACAAGCGAAGCAGATGCGGTCGTATCGTTGCCAGCCACTACAGTAGGTAGTTCGGCGACAGTTGGGATATTGGCTGAAGCTGTGCAACCGCCAGTGCCCCCGGAGTTGAAGCAGCCATGGTTGGCGTTGTCGATGAAGAAGTCGATTGTTCCGACGACTGTGCTCTTGATCTCGAATCGGTGAAAGTTCGTGTCTACGTTTAGTTGGGCGATGATCGTGCACGCACTCGCCTTGCAGGTCTCAAATGTAAACTTTGTATCGTTGAACGTGGCATTCGTGTCGTAACGAATCCACATTCCATCGGTAGGACGGACCGCTGCGTTTGCCGAGAACAGCCCAAAATAGGCCCGCGTATTCGTCGTCTGAGCTAGAGCTGCGACCCAAGTAAAATCCCAACCCGTATTGCTTCCATAAAGAGCGTGAGGATTGGCGTTGGTGCTAACTTGAGGGAATGCGCACTGGGCGAATGACGATGCCGTGGCTGAACTGGTCATTTGGAGATACGCAAAGTAAGGCCACGACCCGTTAGAGATCGCCACCGTTCCATTGGTGCCCCCACTGCATTGCCAAGGGGCGGAGAAGCCATAAAGATTCGTGGAAAAAGCAACTGTTCCGAACTCTGTCGAGTAAGACCAAATCTTGTCGTCTTGAGGACTTGGATTCGTGTCGCCAGCCACGCTCAGCGTGTAATTGAAGTCGCTGGTCTCTTTCAGAATGTACTGAGCGCCGGGGTTAAGAGTGCACGTATTCGCCAATGGACCGTTGGGCGTGCAGCGAAACTGCGACGAGGTCGTGCGTGTGATGGTCGAAGTCCCACCCTCGATGATGAAGCCAATATTCACCGGCAGCACGAAGCCGTTCGTATTACCGTCCGGGATGGTGAAGGCCTCGCCATTCACGTTCGTTTCGCGTATCGAAGTGCCGATGTCGGTAACCGCTATCGTGTACGAGGCTTCACCGCTTCCACGATCCGTGGGCGAATCACCCGGCAAGGCCCATGCCCCCGTGCCTTGAGTAGTGCCGTTAGGAGTTTCGGTAACGACCTGCGCACGATTGGCGGGAGTTGTGCCCCCGCCAGCGGGAAGTCCGGAGCCGCTTGTGCCAATATAGCTTGGCGTCGTATAGAGGTTTGAAGGTAACGGGGGCGCGTCATTAGGCAAGCCTGTGTTTTGCGCAAGCCCTGGAAGCGCCGCAAACACGCACACCAGTACCAGTAGGGCTAGTTTCATGGAGTTAGCCTTTCGCCTTATTTTCGGTATTGACTGAATCAAACCTTGGAATACGATTGGGCCATGAGACGCGCCGCCCTATTGACCTTGGCGCTGGCCTGCATCCCTGCGTTCGCACAGAAGCGTTGCGATACCTGCGTGCGCGACTCACGCGGTAGGATTAAGCGCAGTTCAACAGCTCGACGCGAGTTCATGCGTATAACTGGATACCCTCACGGTAAGCCTGGTTATGTAATCGACCATATAAAGCCATTGGAATGTGGTGGTACAGACTCTCCAGGCAATATGCAGTGGCAGACAAGGGATGAGGCCAAACAGAAAGACAAGACTGAAAAGAAGTGTGAGAACATATGAGTAACCGCGTCGCCGATACAACGTGGTCTGACTTGGCGCTTATCGTGTTCTTTCTATGGCTGATTAGTGTCATAGCTCGATTCATTTCTTGAGCACATTCTTAATGGTTTCGTAGGCTCCAACGCTAATCCCCGCACCCGCAAGTGCTTTCAGAATCTTCTGTCCAAACTCCGTCATCTGTTGACTTTGGGAGAAATCCTTCATTGCGGTTTGGTACTTTTGCAAAAGGCCTGCCGCATCGGCAGTCTGTCCAATGGCATTCCCGAGAGCTTGTTTGACTGGAATTACTAGGCGACTCAGCTTGGCGTTAGCGTTCATCTTATCGGAGGCTGATAGATCACTTAGATCCGAATAGGCTATCCGTGCTTCCTTGTAAGTGAGAGGCCCTTGTTCCGTGTCTGCCATGCGCGTAACGAGCTTAGTGACTACTGACGGTGGGTTGCGACCTGTAACATCGGTAAACTCTTTCAGGTCATCGAGGGCTGTCTTGAGTTCGTCTGTCATCGCTACGGTGTGCTGTCCTAGAGTTCCCTCAAGCTCCTGGAAGGCCTGCCTAGCATCAGAGGCTCCCGTAACAGATTCCAGTGCCGCGTTGCCGAGAGAGCTTGCCTTCCGCCCGGCTGCGGGAAGTTTAGTTGCAACGCCAGCAACATCCGACGCGGCGGTGGTTGGACCCACTACGTTCATTGCGGCTTGCACTTCCGGCCTATTAAAGAATTTGGTTAAAGGGTTGTCTGGATCACTGGCAGCCAGCGGATTAAATGTGCCCCCAACCGGAGCCAGTAGGGATTGTTTCATCTGAACGCCTACAGGCGCTTTCCCGGTAGGAGCCAACCCTTGACTCTGGGCACTGGCCGCTTGCTGTTCAGGAGTCTGCTGCGGGGTTGAGGATGATGCTGCCGCGGCATACTTAGTCCACGGGCCCTCAGCGGATTGCGATGCCGCGTATTTAGTCCATGGCCCAGCTACGGGAAGTGTGGCCAATTACTGTTTCTCCCAATTCTTCGGATCGCCGCGATCTCCACCTTTGAAGCGGAACCCATCCTCAATATCCCCTGGCTGAATCAATCCTGATGCGCCACCCTGCCCCGCAGAGGTTTTCCCTGCCTTACCGATCTTGGGAATCATCTTGTTGAGGTTGTCTAAGTTGTTCTGAAAGAGCGCGAGTTGCTGCTTCGCCATCCCTGGATCAGCGGTCAACAATCCCGGCAACATACGAACGATGGCTTCGCGCTGCTGGTCAGAACCCGAACCCTGTCCCTGCAATCCGCGCATCGCCATAGCGCGTTCATCCAGGGTTGCCATGGCCATTAGGTAGTTACGCTCTGAAGGATCGAGCTTCTGCGTGGACATCCCCGATAAGATGGTGCTGGCTGCGCTTTCTGGATTCTTCTGTGCCTCGAATAGCAATGCCCTACCACCAGCCGAAAGATTGAATTTAGGATCGGAGATAACCTTCTTCATGTTATCTATGCCGTCCTGTATATCGTTCACGAGGCTCTGGGCTTTCAGCGTGTTTTGAACTGTCGGTGAGTACTGAATGTAGCGACGCGGATTTTCCTTTGAGGCGGACAAAAACTCATTAGCAGTGAGTTGCTCCACTTCGCCGGTGTCGGTGTTGTAATACTCCTTGTTGTACATGTCGCCGCGTTGCTGACCGAACAGCTTCGCCACTTCTACAGAACGGCGGTTATTGCTGATCTCGCTTACGGCTTGCTGTAGATGGTTGAGGGCATCGGGGCGTCCCTGCATCGCATCGAAGCGCGATGATTGCTCTGCTGCGTCTAGGACTGCCTGTTCTTCTGGGGCGAGCTTACCCAACGTCGTTTTAGCGCCACTAATTGCTTGATCGAAGCCACTCGTCCCACCTCCGGTAGCGGTGAAGAATTTCATTGTAGCTTCGGCGCGATCCCCTTCAATCTGCGCCATTCTAAGGTTTTGCTGAAGGATAGCCTTTTTGATGGGATTGGATTCTTGCTCCAATTGCGCCTGTGTCTGTGCAAGGGCCGCATCTGCGGCAGCTTTATCGGCCTGAGCCTTTGGTAAACCAGCGGCGGTTCCAGCCTGAACGTTCGCGGCCTCGGCCGTCGCCTGTCCCGCCTGAGCTGTGTTCTTAGCGGCCTCGCTGGGTATAAGTGCGCCCTGCTGATTGGCTTGCTGCTGCTGAATCCCCACCTGTTGCTGGCGGATGTGGTTTTCGTTAACTGCCTGAATTGCGGCCAGGATGGAATTAGTTATGGACTCCTGGGGCAAAAACGGGATGTTGATTCGTGTATCAACTGGCATTTATTGGCTCCCCTGATTCCCCAGTAGATTCAGTGGGGCTTGTCCTGCTGGATAGCCGGATGCCAAATAACCACCACCGCCGTTTTGTCGGTTCAATAGCATTTGCTGAATCGATCCAGCCATCACGGGTGCCAAGCCAGCCAAAAACCCTCCGCCCTTACTCTGCCCTGGTGTGGCGTTCACATTCAGCAAGCCCAAAAGGTCCTGAATTGAAAGCTGCTTTTGCTGTATCGCTTGCTGTTGCAATCCCAGATTGATGTTGTTCTGGTTAGCCTGAGATTGGTTCTGATTCTGAATTAAGCCAGCACCGAGTAGGCCGCTTCGGCCTAGTCCTCGTGAGACAAGCGCATGGGTAACGGCATTGTTGGCGCCTGTGAGCGATTGCGCGTTCTGGCCGTAAAGAAGCGCCTGCTGGATAGGATCAATCTGCGGCGTGCCGGTCGCCGTGGGCATTAGGCTAGGAATGAGGCTATTCAGTGCGCCAGTCTGGGTTGGGTTGAGTGCAGGGGGCCGTGTATTTGCCGCTCCCGCCGCCCCACCAAGTAAGCCTGGAAGGATCGCTCCCAAAATCGGTGCTAAGAAACTCATTGCTGTCCCCCCTGCTGACCACCCATCAACGACATGATTAGCCCGAACAGCGGCCCGAACTGCGCTCCCTGCTGCGGGCTTAAGCCTCCACCTGGAGACATGAACGACAACGCCGACCCAAAGCCCGGATTGCTCGCTGCCAGCGAATCGACGTTTGAGAGATTCCCGCCCGTGCTCTGTAGCAGTGCTTGAAAGATGGGGCTAGACGAAGCCAGCGCATCGTTATTAGCGTTACCGCCCTGTAGGTTGCCGAACTGCGGTAGGGCTGAAATCAGCGGAGCGCCCATCTATAAGTTGGGCCCACTCCTGACTGGAGCGATTTTGGGATGCCTCGGAGCGAAGGGCGGATTGGCTGGTGCTGCTTCCGCTGAGCCATATCCCGCCGTAGTCGCAGTCACGATGTTTGACGGCTCCGAATACTTCTGCCCTTGGTAGGCGTAAACCTGAAACGACGATGTGAACGCGACGTTTCCAACCGGAATCTGGAACGTACAGGCTTCGCCATCTGGCACGGGATGTCGCCCGATAAGGTTGCTCATGGCCGAATCGGAAGCCTGCATGACTACGTACCCATCAGCGTGAACGACGCGATTCCAGGTAAGGTGGAATAGACCTTGCTTTCCGGTGACGGTAAGGCCCGTTACGGTAGGCGGAGTCTTCGCCCCTGTTTGCTGTACGGTGTTGACGCGATTCTGAAGCGACTGCAAGCCTTGGTTTAGGATGACGGTCATCTGCGCGAGATGGTCACGCAATGTCTTGATGTCATCGCCAGCCTTGGGAATCGTTCCACTTACCGCTGGAGGCAAAGGCAATCTCGCTACGTTCCCCCTCCTACTCATTGACCCGTCCTAGCTCGTCCCTCGTGAATCTTAAATAGCGCCTTGATGTGTATGAGCTGAATCTGTGGCTGGCCGTTTATGTTCACTGGATTGATGCTGCCATTAAGCCGAACCGAGAAGTTTTGGCACTTACGAGCATTACCCGCCTGACAGGTACGCACGACACGCTGCAAACCTGTCGTAGAAAGCGCAGGGAGTGCTTCAGAAGCCACGCCATTGTCGTAATAGACGAATGGGCTGATATTTTGGCCATCGGTGTCGATAAGTAACTCTAAAGCCCAAAGAGCCTTGTTGCTCCCGCGCTGGAGGTCTATATAGCCAGTCTGGAAGTCGAAGTTGACCGCCGACCCTCCGCCTGTCGCGCCGTTCCAATCATCCAGCAACGAGACGAAGCCAGAGCTATCGCCCATGTAGACGAATCCTGTTACCGGGTCGATAGCCAACGATAACGGAACTCCTACCGTACGCTTAGTGATATTGCCGTGCTTGAGATCGAAAATCAGGATCGCGTTGTTTGCTGCCTGTCCCGCTTCCGCATAAGCCCACACATACTTCTCGCTGTTACCTACCGCCTCAAAGTTAAGAGGAACAGTCGAGCTTGCCACTTCGGGCGGATGGAAGCCGTTCACGCCAAACAGTTCTTCGTTCGTGCGATCATCCTGCTTGAACCACAAATCTAGCTTGGGCGTAAGCGGCTGAGACGTGTAGCCGTTGAACATCCACAGGCCCCAACGATTCGCAAAGATGATCTTGTCTGGTAGAGCGACAACGGTAAATGGCTGGTCTGTTCCAACGGCTGAGGGAGTCTGCGAGAGGTCGAAGCTCGATTCGTCCGTGCCCGTAAGTCGCCAAACAGAATCAGTCTTGATGATGATTAGCTCGCCAAAGATAGAGACAATGCGAGAGACCGGCTTGGAGTCGCCTACGAACAGGAAATTTACAGCGGCATAGGCGAAGCCGTTGAGGGGCTTAGACCAAATGATCTTGTTCGTTCCAGGGACAATCCAGAAAACGCGGTCGTAGTGAAGGACGGGGAAGCGCACCTGCTGACTGCCCAACCTGGAGTTGGGATAATCGCCAGGAACGTCGCCAGCAAGAATTACTCCCGCTGCGAGTGCGGCAATGTCGGTCTGGTTGTCACTAAAAGTGGTTGAGACATTGTCACCAATAGTCCCCACAAGATAATGCGCGGTGAGCGTATTCCCCTTGCGGTAGACGTTTCTTGCTGTGGTTCGCGCGTCGCCTGTCGGGAGCACCGTAAGAGAGCCCTGTTGTGCGCTGAGAATAACCGCCGCCGAATCACCGCTGCCGTCCGATTCTTCGCCGTTCGCCGCGACAAATGTAACCTTATATGTGTAGGTCCCGGTAAGCGCTCCTGCCGCGCCAGTACCTACCGTAAATCCGGCCCCCTGATAGATGGTGATTTGGGCGTTATATGCGTCTTCCTCCCTTGTTCCCAACACGACCAACTGAAAGCCGAAACTTCCTGAGTTGATGTCCGCCTGTGCCCAGGTGGTTCCCCATAGATCGTTTCCGCCGCCGACCGTAAGCGTTTGATACACATTGCTGGCCGTAGGGGTCCATGTACGCGTAGCGCCAACGGGAATGCCATTTTTTAATAGGGTTACCTGGAACTGTGCCCCGGTGGCATTTACTGCTATTGCTTGCATCGTAACGGCGATGCCGGTTACGACCGTGGCGCTTATGGCGAAGGAGTTGGTAGACATCGTCGCACGAAGATATTGCGATGTGGAATGGGAAGTAGATAAAGAGCATCCCGCAACCGTGCTGTTAGTATTGGTACTGTTGATACTGGCCGGGGCGGTCCATGCTACCGTGTGACCTGAGTCGCTGGTTTGAGTGGCCGTCCCTACTAAGGTAGGCCCTGATAGTGTCGCCCCCTGTGCCGACGGGGGATTCCAATCGACAGTAATCAGGTTATTCAAGTCCGTCCAATAACCGACCGAGCCGACATCGAAATAGACCCGATTGGGAGCCGAGGCGAAAGACATCTTCTGTAGGGATGCATTACTTCCGGCCAATCCGCTCGATTGACCACCCAGTGTCTTGCCGAAAAATACATCCTGTCCAACGCCAGTAACAGCCCCGAGCGAAGGATTCCAATAGAGGGAGTGGGCGTTGTTGGTGCTAGTCCCGCCAGCGGCTGCATAAGCCGCCGTGTTTTGATGGGTGAAGGCTCCAGCCGATGCTACATTCCCCGCTTCATCTAAGCGCACGTTCTCTGCGAGTAAGCATTCCTTGGGGTCCAGCTTATCGACTCCCGCGAGGGCATTCATCCCGCCGCTGAAATCGCTGAATATCTGCTCCATTACCTTCGCCGTCCGTTCGCTTGCGCCATGCCATGTACGGTGTAAGCTAGGAGCATGAAATACTTGCCACTATTTCTGCTGTGCGTCATTCCAGCTCATGCGCAGGTCCCAACACATACCCACGTCGTGGGAAGCTGTTCGGCGAGTGCTACGGATGCCATTAAAGTATTTTCGGAACAGGGTAAGGCCCCGGAGTTTGAGCTGTACGTCATCTGCAATTCTTCCGACTGGGAAAGCGTGATGGTGAAGAATGGCCTACGCCCATCTGAAACTGCGCTGACCGATTGGTCAGCAAATAGAATCTGGCTTGGACCAAAAGCCTTCGCCGATCCCCTGCACCTGCGAGAAGTTATTGCCCACGAACTTGAACACCTTCGCTGCCACTGTGATCTTGGAGAACGTAACCCTCATTCAACTCGATGAAACGCCAGCGCTACTCGGAAGTCGGTAGGTAGATTCAAGTCTGGGTACAGATCAAACCGCAGTGTTTCTAGGCGCAACTTTGAGAATGTCGCGTAAACGGGAATAATCTGCGGCGCCGCCCCCCTGCCCTGTATGTCAAATGCGATTAGCGGATCGTCGCCAGAATTGATGGTTCCACAGATGGCCGTGTTGCCATTCCAGAGACGCTTCAACCACGACCAGTTCAAACCATAGAAGCTGAGCGTTCCCGAGACCGAATCAACTACCGCCGCCTCTTTAAGCGGAAAGCCCTTGACCGTTGAGCCACTTCCCAAGCAGTAGCACTCCACCATGCACGCGACGCTATGCGGCGTAACCACAACCACGGAGCCAAGATCGAAGCTGACGGAATCGCTCAATTTGATGGGGTAAGCGTAAACAGGATCGTCGGAGTCAGAGTCGCACTGTTGTTAATAATCTGAACGGAATCGGAGCCGTTGCTGGTTTTGTATTGCAACTTTACCGTGTGCGAATTGCCGTCCCCGGTGATAACCCAGTTCAAGGTAAATTGGAATATGGCCGATGCTGCGTTGGGGTTAATTTCTGTTTCGACTAGCGTAGAGCTGTCAAAGAGAGACGCGGATACCAAGACCGCCGCCGTCAAGACTGAGATATTCCCCGATGCCGAGACTGCTAATTTCCAACCCGTAGGAATGGTCACGGTGTATCCGAGGTTTGCCGCATCCACGTCCACATAAGACGTACTGGCGCTGCTATAGTTGCCTCCGCCGCTACCCTTTTTTAGCGTGATTGTCGGAATGCCTGTGCCGCTCGGAGTGCCATTGATGACCGGAGAGGTAAGCGTGGACGTGCTTAGGGTCTTGTTGACTAGGGTCTCTGTGCCGGTATCCGTTCCCGTGATGGTTGGGCTGGCAATCGTGGGCGAACCCAAGATCGTTATGTTGCCGCCAGCTACCGTGAAGGGTAGCTGGTGCATGACTTGCGTTCCGCCTGTTGAGGTTGTGCGGGTAAAGGTGGAAGTCCCTGTCGCTATGTCCTCGTATCCGATCTGTCCCTTGGTAACGATTCCGGCCAATGTGGTCTCCTAGTGCAATGCCGTTGGAGCTGGCAAAAATTTGTTCTGCATGTTATTGCAACAATCGCGCGGACCCATGATCCAATAGCCTTCTTTGTTTCGTTTCTTTCCGTAAAGTATTCCTGGTTCATCGTCTGCCGTTACCACCTGATGGTGGCAAGATGAATCCCTGGCCCACCACTTACAGTTATCGCATTGTCGCGGTGGCTGGTTATCTTCTGCGGTTACGAAACCTGAGATGTGTGTGCCGTCGAAGGGCTGTAAATCTTCTGCGGTGTTCTGTACTAGCGGCTTATAGATTGGTCGCGCACCATCAGAATCAATGACGACTATCCCGCCCTCCCAGACTACGCTTGCCCTGGTGTAATCCATCTCCTGCTCGACGTACCCGTATTGCTTGCAGACCCAGGCGCTCACCGAGCGGTGCGTCGCTATAATGGGAATGCTTTTGATCTTTTTGCGCGTGTCCAGGATGGCGGAGAATGCCTTGGTTAGCCGCCTCTCGAATTGCACCGAAGTTTCATCGTCGCCCAGATTGCGCAAGTCAGGCATGGGCCGCACGGTTCTCAGACCTAAGACTTCCGCCGATATTGAAAGGGCTTGCTCTGCCCTTTTCAGGTCGGAGGAAACGCCCCATCCCGGCTTGGATTTGAGCTGATCTTTGATGTAGTTGGCGGCGTCGCGTATCTGCGACTTGCCGAACTCGTTCATGGGAATCTGGGTTTGCCCTTCATGCTTGGGACTTAAATCTGTGACTCCATGTCGCAAAACGTAGGCCAAGACCATCAGTAGTAACGGCGGCTGTTCCTATACGCGCGAATCGACGGATTGGCCATTGATCTATCAAAGCCTCTGCCAGGAATCATCTGCGACGGTCTAGTCTGATCCTGATGCCGCGTGATCTCCAGAACCGAAACGATTCGCTGCTTATATTCGGCCAAACACTTCTGAGCCTTCTGGATGTCCGCCTTCATCATCGCCAGATAAGAGGCGAATGTGGCTACGGCTCGCTGAGCAAAGAGGGGAAGCGCAGTGGTGTCGCTATCATTTACCAGCGTGGTCGGCACCGGCACGTGATGTAGCGTTACGTTGGTATTCGCGGAAGGCGGCGGCCAGAGAATAAACTGATCGTAGGAGAATGGGACGAAGCCCTGCGACTGATTAGTGCTGTCCTTCTCCCACTGGTACATCCCGCCATATTGCTTATCGAGCGAAAGCAGGAACGAAGGAAAGAGTCTAAGGCTGCCCCACAACGAAGGCCCATAAATCCACAGTGGCGTGAGCATGTCGCTCGGCATCCGGTAGAGCGCGAGATTCTGAAGCAGGGGCACCGATTCATCGGTTTGCAGGATGCGCGTATCGAGAACCACGCGCAGAATGGCGTGATTGATGTAGGTGTTTAGCTCAGGAGTAGTCCACAGGCCATCGTTGGTTAGCTCATTCAGTTTGGTCTTAACGATGGTGCGCAAACCTGAAAGGCTATAGTTCTGTACGCTCACGCCTGAGCCTTAAGCCACTCCGGGAGTCCGGGGGCCATGCGTTGCCCGTTATCCCACGCGGATCGCGAAATCTCGAATCCCGATAACAGCTGACGCATTGCATTGGCACCAGCTTCGTTCTGGGAGTGGATGAATATTTTGCAGGTTGGATTTTGGGTCTCGGCTACAACCTTGGCGACATCTTCACCGCTACCGGATTCGTGGTAAAGGTCGTGATCCAGTAAGAGAATGTCAAATTTCTCGGCCCGCAATGCCTGAATACCGAGGCCCGCATTTTGCGCCCAGATAGCCGTTATCTCTGATGGCATGACACTCTTGATTGATTGGGCGCGGTGCAATTCATCATCTACTAGAAGTAGCTTCTTCACGTTCCGTAACTCGGCTTCAAATCAAGTTGCATCGGGTAGCCGATAGCATTAAGTCTTTGCGCGAAAAGGCTTCCCTCTTCGTATGGCTCAAGCGACTTGACGCGAGTCGCCCACCACCTGGCCTTATTCTCTAAGACCGATTCCATCCAATCGCCGTATGCCTGAAACCAGCCTTGCGCAACGTCCAAATCCTGAAACTCGCCTTCTCGCGCGAAACATTTCATCAGCGTATAGAACACAAGCCCGAGATGACATTGAATCGGGAGTTGTGGTGTATCCGTATCAAGAACGAGCGTATCCGGCAAGCGTACAAAGGCCATGCCGATATTGAGCTTGTCGCTCGTGAACATGGCAATCTCGCCAAACTCCTGACTGGGGAAGGGATTGTTTAGGCGGTCGGATCGGAATCCTAGCAAGGTCTCGCTGCTATCCGTTACCTGAATGACTACTCCGGTCTCCTGATTGAACGTGATTGCCGTTCCGTCATCGAGCGTAAGCGCAGTGACGGCTCCGGTTTCTGGAGTTGATGTGTAAGTGGTGCCGTTTTGCGAAGGAACGGGATAGGGTGAGATAGCCGCTTGCTGGCCGAACTGCGGGAAGTAGAAGCGAAATGGATTGTTATTTGGTGCGGCT